CCGTTCCCCGACATCCCTGCGCCCATCGTCAACGTGGAGCAGGCGGCGGTGCCGGAGCCGGAGGTCATCTATCAGGACCGTGAGGTGGAGGTTGAGAAGATTGTGGAAGTGCGGACGTGCCTGGACTTTGCCGAACTGCCGTACTTCGACCTCGCCAACGCACTTACGGTCGCGTTTCCCGGTGAGCCGTGGTCACTATCCGGTTCGCATTACAACGGGCTGGTGTGGCATGGCGAGACGCCGCAGCCGGACATGACCGCCATCATCGGAGGTTGGCTCGCGCACCTAGAGGAAGACTGCTAGATTCCCTGCCGTGGTCAGGGTTAGGCAGGGGTGCCAAGCACTAACCACGACGGAACGCCCGCCCTAAAGCCGGAAGTGCCGGGACTTGGCGGGCGTTTCGTATTTGTGGAGCCGCCCGGACTCGAACCGGAGTCACCCGCCGTGCGCTTCGGCTTTCAGCAGGCTCGACACCTATCTCGGCCCCTAATCCGACAATCCTACCGTCACGACCATCGCCAGCCACGGGCTAAGCGCCCGGATGACCTCCTCCTGCTCGTCATCCGACCACTTCACCGCCAGGTGCGTCAGGCCGACAACATGGTGCAGCAGTTCGTGGAGGATGATTTCGGATCGGCGTGCGTGGTCGAGGTCGGAGCGGACGCGGATGATGCCACGCTTCGTATCCGAGTCCCCGTCTAGCGATTCTTCGGCGAGGGCTAGGTCGGTGGCCTCGTCCGACACGACGCGAATCGTGTACGGGCCGAGGGTCAGTTCCACCGTTGGCCCCGCCGCCACTTCTCATGCGTCGGCTCGTCATCCCAAAACTCGGCGAGCCGGTCCATCTCCCGATGCCATGCCAAGTCCAGGTCTGCTTCGACCTGTTCGTCCGGCTCAGAGGATTCTGAGGTCATGCCACCCGTCCTTGTCAGCGACGAAGGTGAGTGTGCCACAGGCCGTCGTCGGACCACCCTGCTCCTCAAACCAGCGAGAACCGCCGTCGTTGGACGGGCAGCCGAAGATGGTCCGAGGCCCGTCCTGAAGCACCTGAAGGTGGTGGTAGTGCCCGAACACGAGGACGGTGGCGTCTCCGACCGGGTGCATCGCAGCCATCTTCCCCTTCCACCACGTCCGCAGTTTCGCCAGCGGAATGCCGGACCCTGAAGCCTGATGCCCGTGCGCGAACGCCACCACCGTCCCACACACATCCAGCGTCAGCGTCATGTCCCCGTCAGGCAGCACCCACGCGATGTGACCAAACGCCTCCGGGTTCGCTCCGAGAATCTCCTGCACCTGCTCGAACACGGCAAGGTCATCGTTGTCCTCGAACGTCGTGAACGACTTGCCGTTCTTCCGGTTCTCACCATGGTTCCCTGGAACCGCGCCGACGACCATCTTCACCGGCAACTTCGCCCACTCCGACAGCATCATCGTCAGCAGACGCCGGACCAGTTTCACCTGCTGGCGACGATCCAGTTCGACGGCGAACGTCTGCTGCGGATAGTGACCGTCACAGTTCTCCACCATGTCGCCCATGCCGACGACGTACAGCGCGGAAATCGGACGGCCCGTCTTCTGCGCCTCCTTGACCCGCTTCGGCACCGCGTCCTTCAACGCCATCAGCCGTTCGACCAGCGCCTCGACACCGCCGTGGTCAGACTTGCCAGCCTGCCAGTCGGCGAGACACACGACGAGGGCGCGTTCGGCGAGAATGTTCTCCGGCGGTTTCGGCTTCCGACGCTTCACCTCACGAATCAGGTCGTCCACGTCAAGAGTGCTAGCATTGCTAGCAGGGATGACGGTCGCCCGGTAGTAGAAGTTCCGCTTCTCGCCCGAGTCCCATGTGCGGACCTGAACCGGCTGCGACTCGTCCACAGTCCACACGTCGGGGTCCAGCCCTAACTCGCGGATGATGGCAGACCAGTCCTGCGGTGGCGTGTCGCCCGCCTGAACGGTCAGGACGCCCTTGGCAGTATCGATGCCGGGTTCCCAGCCGCGTGGATGCGACCGGCGCGGCACCTGCGCGTCCTCAATGTCTCGCTGAACCTTCAGGAACTCATCGGCGGGCATAGTTCCTCCTCCAATGCCCCACCATCGCAGGCGTCACCTCAAACCCCCAGTTCCCGAGGACGACCGAAATGGTCCGATGGGAAATCGCCGGATTGCCCGCAGCCCTGTTCAGCGACGCCACCTGCTCGTCGGTGAGATTCGGCATGACCCGATCCCACCAGCCAATCGTTCCAGGTCGTGCCGCCTGCGCCTGCGCCTGTTCAAACTCGTCCACCCGTATACCTCATCGTAGATGATGGCGTGAACGCTACCGACGGTCAGCGACGGCGCAACCAGCCCCGACGCCCCATCTCCCGCAGCCAACCCGAACGGATGTTCGGAATGCCCCTCAGACGCTCTGAGATGCCGTCTCCGACGATTTCCACCGTCGCCGGTATCCCCACCTTCGGAGCAGGTCGCGGCGCTCTGACGGCATCTGAAGCCCACCAGGCGTAAATCGCATCTCCAGGGCAAGTTGTACGGCCCACATCACGGTGCCCCACCGTCCGCAGGTCACCAAACCGCCCCTCAGCCTCCGACAGCAGCCACAGCACCGACTGCTGCGCGGGGATCGGCATCGGCCTCGACCCATCCCCGATGAACGCCACCCCAACCGACTCGTGGTTGTGGCCCCGAGCGTGCGCGCCCCGAAACCCCCAGCCCCGGCCCTCGTACACGACGCCGTCGGGGGCGACGAGGAAGTTGTAGCCGATGTCAGCCCACTTCCGTTCCGGCCCCTGGTGGAACTGCTGAATGCTGCGAACCGTCCGCGCCCCACGAAACGAGCCGGTCGTGTGATGCAGGACGAACAGGTTCACCATCGCCGGAGACAGCGGGGTGGTCGAGCGGGCAGGCGCAGCCCCCCACTCGGCACGCGAAACGATTCTCACTCGTCGTACTTCGGCGGGACGGTGACGCCCATGCCGATGAGGAAGGAGGCGGCACGGATGCCACGGTCCTCCAGCACACGCATCACCGCATAGTAGGCGGCACCAAGCAGGGCGACGAGGGCCGACTCCACGGCAGACTCGTCCACATACGGGGCGATAGGCAGGCTAACAATCCATCCCATAATCATCGGAACGACGGTGCGGCGAATCGAAGTCAGAAGGTCCACGGTAGTTGCTCCATTTGTCGTCGTAGGTAGCAGCGAACACGTACCCGGACAGGATAGCGGTCAGCAACGCCCCACCAACCGTCACCAACTGCGACGAGACGATGCGGTCAGTCCAGTCGAACGCCCCAATCAGAATCATGCAGGTGGCGAACCCGACCGTGAAATAGACCAGCCTGCGCCGATGCTTCCACCGGTCCATCACTTGTCCTCAATGTGCGCCTGCATCATCTTGGTAAGAATGTCCACCTGCTCCCGAACATAAGCAAGCGCAACCTCCAGCGCCGTCAGCCGCTGCTCAATGTGGTCTTGGTCCGTCCACACTCTTGCCATCTCCTCACGGATAGCAGCCTTCACCGCCTTCAGAAACAGAGTGTAAAGACCGCGCAACGCTGCTGCGATGGAAAGGATTGCGGCACTCCACGCACCAACCATCAGCAGCGGGTCCATCAGGGCTGCTCAGGCCAAACCACATCGTCCGGTGTGGCGAAGTCCTGCGGGATGTCGCGGAGGGTCTGCCGGTAGTCGGCCCACGCCTGCTTGTCCGCGTCGGTGAGGGGCGCGTCGGCAACCTGCGTGAAGTCCGAAGCGCCCAGCAGACGGTCACGCTCCGCACGCATCTGCGCCCAAGCGCGAGCGTCACGCACCGCAGGCCACGCAGCATCCAGCGAAGCAGCGTCAGGCTTCAGGTCCGCGTTCGACTCATCCCAAGTCAGCGTGTCAAGGTCGTTGTTCGTCAGCCCCCACAGCGCGTCAGGATGGAGGGCGGTCAGGACGGCGGCGTAGTCGGTCATACCTTCACCTCCTGAATGACAAGCCCCGATGAACCGCGAGGAAGACTTGCGGCGTCCGAGTCGCTTTCGGTTCGGTTGATGTAAATCGTGTCCGTGCCCGTGCTGATGTTGATGGCGCGGACGGTATAAGTATGCGAGGCCGTGTCGCCCGGTTCGTACACAAACGTCACGGACGGCATAGTCGTGATTGAGGTGTTACTAGTCGTGGTGACACGCCCGCCTGCGGCGACTCTCGTTCGGTTACTTGCTGCGTCACCGATGCCGATGACGGTGCCGTCGTCTGCCACCGCAAGACCCGTCTGACCAAGGCCGTTGCTTTGTGCTGCCACACCGATGTATGCGGAGATGATGAGTTTGTTGGACGAGTCTGCCAGCGTGTGCGTGATGCTCAGGTCGGTCACCGCAAAGTTTGCGCCTCCTGCGGTGGAGTTGGTCTGCGTGCCGGTGAACAGCGCGTGCTTGACCGCGACAAGCCCGCCGATAGGTGACCACGAAGTGCCGTCATACTTCAGCACATCATTCGCATCGTCAAGATAAACCGTCATCCCTTCGCGGAGCGCGTTGCTCCCACCGACCGCCGTGCCAAGCGCCGTGTCCCTCGCGCTGGCGTCCGCGAACTTCATCACGGCCTGCTTCGCCAAATAATCGTCAACATTGGCGGCGGTCAGCACCTCGCCGGTTTGGAACTCTCTGAATCCTGCCACGCCGACTCCTATCAGAACGCGAGCGCGTCGAAGTCAAGTCTACCCGAACCGAGAATGAGGAAACCGGACAGTTCGGCAGGACGCATCCCGATGGTGGTGCGCCAGCCTGCGCCGACGGTGAAATCGTGACGCAGGTTGAGGACGATGCCTTCCTCTGTAATCGCTGACACGCCGGGTGGGGTGAACTCGACCTCTATCGGGTCGCCCAACTCCAGCCCCAGCACGCTCGTTGCCTGCGCCCGCTCCTGACTGACCCGCACCTCACGCACCGTCGGGTTCGGAACAGACCGGAGCGCCAACTCGAAGTCCAGCCGTTCGTCCACATCGTCGTCGGTCAGCAGCAGCAGTTCGCCCAAGTCCAACGCACGGAACCCGAACCGCAGCAGCCCAAGGGTGGACTCCCGTTCGCGCCGTGTTCCGTTCCGTTCCCCGAACGCGACCGTCCGCAGGGACTCGCCGGAGGTTTGACGGACCAGCCCCTCATACGCCACATCCGCACCGTCATCGGACAGCACCACCGGAGATTCTGTTACTGCGAACAGCCGGTTGCGGAACACGAGGTCGCCGTCTCGTCCGACGAACAGCACGCCACCTTCCGACCGGGCGACCGTGTTCAGATACTGCACCACATTGCCTGTTGCGGTTCCTGCGGCGAGGGTGGAGTCTCCGGTGGCAATGTCGGTGCCCGCATCCCAAAAGTCCGTGTTGGAGGCGATGACATCCGACACCCGCTGCCCGGAATCCTCCTCACCCACCGCCAGCCCCGCCGCAGGAAACTCTGCCAACGCCAGCCTTGACAGCGCATCCGACGCCTGCACCTGCACCACCGCATCCCCCGAAGGGTCGAACGCAAGGTCAATGTCGTCCACGATGCCGGAGAACACTTGGATGTCGTCGGCCCAAATGTTCAGGCTGCGGGCAGGCTCGACCCCCGGATACAGCGCGGATGCCGTGTTGAGCGGGTCCAACTCCCCGTCCAAGTTCCGAAGCGTCACCGACGCCTGTCCTGCCCTTGTCGGTTCTAGCGCGTCCTGACGGCCCCGACGCACGCTCAGGGACACCACCCGGTCGGAAATGTCCACCGCAACCTCCCCAACCCCGAGGAAGTTTTGGTCGAGCACGCCGAACTCTGCGCTGTCCAACTCGAACAGGACGGCCTTGCCATACTCCACCCGCACCGTCGTCATACTGCGACGACCTGTCCGAGCGGCCCGTTGTTCCGCGTGTACCTCCGCAACGCCTCCACCACCGCCTGCGGGTCCGCGCTCGTCACCGTAATGTTGACCGTCGTCCCCATGCCACCACGGTCCAACGGAATGACAGCCTCCGGCCCCGCCTCACCGAGAATGCCGAGCGTCGGGCCGGTGACGATGCCTCCGTCAGCGAAGAACCGGATGCCGCCGAGTCCTCCGGCAGGGCGTCCCGCCTGTGGCAGCGGAATCGGTGTCGGACCAGGAATCGGCGGAGGCAGGGGCGGTGGAGTAAATGATGGCGGTGTGAATCCGTCGTCCGTGCCACGACCGCCACCAGGCGCACCCGAACCCGGCTCAATCGGTGGCAGGCCGAACTCGCGACGAATCTCGTTCTCCGACCGGCCCGTCAGTTCCGTCAGCAGGTCAATGTCCGTGCCGACAGTCGTCCCACCACCACGGCCCTCCATGCCGGGGAACAGTTCGTCCCACCAGTCACCGATAGCGTCCTTCATCCCCTGAAGGATTGCCCCACCGACCTCCTTGCCCAGCTCCAGCGCAATCGGCTTCACCGTGTCGTTGAGGAACCCGAGGAAGCCCAGCCACAGCGGCTTGATGTTGTTCTC